TGTCATCGGCCAAAGACCTCCAAGACTTGATCGCAGCCTTCCGCGCTGTGGTGGGTGAGGATCATGGCGGGCTGGTGCTGTTCATTGACACCCTGGCCCGCGCTATGGGCACATACGAGGAAAACAGCAACGACGACATGGGGCGGGTCGTGGCAGCGTGTGATCTGCTGTCCAAGCAGTTGCAATGCACCGTGGCCGCAGTCGCTCACCCAGGCAAAGACGTAGCCCGAGGTATGCGCGGTGGCTCTGCGCTTTTGGGCGGACTTGACACCGTTATCCAGTTGGAAAAAGACGACAACGGCATCCGCACTTGGACAATTGAAAAGCAAAAAGAGGGCGAGGATGGATTAACAGGCCAATTCAAATTGCACGTTTTGGCAATTGGCGAAGATGATGATGGCGATGAAATAACCAGCGCGGTTATATTGCCACTGGAAGAATCGGAAATAGATAGCAACGACATGCCAGCCAAGGAATCAGAAGCCATTGCAAGATCAAGAAAATTGTTTGAAAACGCCGTAATGGCAGTTGGACGAATTGCATACGATAAGCCATTTGTAAGCGCAGATGCATGGAATGAACACACCAAAACAATGCCATTTGCAACCGACGATTCGCGCCGCCAAGCACTCTCCAGAGCCAAAAAAATACTGGTCAAAGAAGGCTACATCCAAGAGGTCCGTGGTGGCTACGAAGCTACCGACCACCCCGCCTTTATCGGCGCTTTCATCGGGTTGTGACAGTTGTGACACGCTGTGACATAGCTGTGACAGTCACAACGGACAAGCTGTGACATTGTGACACACCCCCTTTAGGGGGTGTCACACGGTCACACCTCTTTTTTTGAACGTTTTTGGGATTTTTGAAAACAGCCTGTGACAAAGCCCAAAAACCAAAGTTATCCACAGGCACCAACCAAGGACCAGACCATGAGCGCAACAGACACCCAAGTCGGCGGCAACCACTACAAGTCGCTTGCCATCCAACCCGTTGAATACATCCACGCCAATTCAATCGGCTATTTCGAGGGCAACGTCATCAAATATGTGACCCGCTGGAAATCCAAGGGCGGGATTAAAGATTTGGAAAAAGCCAAGCATTACATCGAATTGCTGATTGAAATGGAATCAAAGGAATCAAAGCCAATTGAATCAAATAACGATGGATGGATTGAATGGAATGGTGGCGAGTGTCCGGTTAACCCAAAAGCATTTGTTCAAATAAAACAAAAAGGCTTGTACTCTTATGACTTATATCTTGCTGGCGATTTGAATTGGAAGCACACCAATTATGAGCTTGGAGACATCATCGCATATAGGCAACTTGGAGAAAAGAAAGATTTGTGATATGTTCCCGCGCATGGCTGATATTGAAAAGAAATCGACCAAAACCAAGGGCGGGCCACGTCCCGGCTCAGGAAGGCCCGCAGGCGTGCCTAATCGCGTCACTGTGGAGTTTCGGGACACGGTGCGTAGGGTGCTAGAGGAAAACAGCGAAAACGTCGCCTTGTGGCTTTCTCAGGTCGCCACTGGTTCTCACGGCAAAGAGCCCGCGCCCGAGAAGGCCCTCGACCTGCTGGCCAAGCTGGCCGAGTATGCGGCGCCGAAGCTGGCTCGCACTGAAATCGCTGGCGACCCTGAAAAGCCACTGCAAGTGCAGAGCATCACCCGCACCATCATCGATCCCAACGCGCCACCGGCCATAGATGCACCTTAACCTGCCAACGCCACGCGCATTCGCGCCGCTCCTGAAGCCATCGCGCTACAAAGGCGCTCACGGTGGCCGTGGTTCTGGCAAGTCGCATTTCTTTGCCGAATTGTTGATCGAGCGGTGCATCATGGAGCGCACCCATGCGGTGTGCGTGCGCGAAGTGCAAAAGACCCTTGACCAGTCGGTCAAGAAGCTGCTTGAAGAAAAGATTGAGGCGCTTGGCGTTGGTCACCTGTTCGACGTTCAGCAGACCAAGATCACCGGCAAGAACGGCTCGCTCATCATCTTTCAGGGTATGCAGGACCATACCGCTGACAGTATCAAGTCGCTTCAGGGCTTCGCCGTGGCCTGGGTGGAAGAAGCGCAAAGCCTGAGCCAGCGCAGCCTTGACCTGCTGCGCCCGACAATCCGCGAGGAAGGTTCCGAACTCTGGTTCAGTTGGAACCCAAGCAAAAACACAGATCCTGTCGACGTGCTGTTGCGCGGCGAATCACCACCGCCTGACGCCATCGTGGTGCAGGCCAACTGGCGAGACAACCCGCAGTTCCCGGCTGTGCTGTTGGCCGAAATGGAGTACGACCGGGGCCGCGACAAGGACAAGTATTTGCACGTCTGGGAAGGCCAGTACCTGCAAAGCAGCGAAGCGCGGGTGTTCAAAAACTGGCGCATTGATGAGTTTGACGTCAACCCAGAATGGATCATGCGTCAGGGTGCGGACTGGGGCTTTAGCGTTGACCCGTCCGTACTGGTGCAACTGGCGATTGTCGGCAAGACCATCTACATACCCCACGAAGCCTACAAAATCGGCTGTGAGATTGATTTACTGCCTGACCTTTTCCTTACGGTGCCCAACGCTGAAAAATGGCCCATAACCGCCGATTCGGCACGGCCTGAAACCATCAGCTACATGCAAAAGCATGGCTTTCCTAAGATGTTCCCGGCAATCAAAGGCGCACGTTCATTGGAGGAAGGTATTGAGTTTCTGCGCTCATTTGACATTGTGGTGCACCCAAGATGCCAACACACAATTGACGAATTAACGCTATACTCCTACAAACGCGACCCATTGACCGATAAAGTGATCCCGGTTCTTGAAGATAAGGACAATCACGTTATTGACGCCATGCGGTACGCTTGCGAAGCTGCAAGACGGGCCGGGAAAAAAGACACAGGCCCCATACGCTACCGAAACAACGGCGTGATCTGATGCAGCTATTGCGCTGTTGACATTAACCAAGAGGTGTCACACATGAGCATCGCACTACACTCACGAATCAAAGAGCTAGAGGCCCGCATTGCGGCACTTGAAGCAGCTTTGAAAGAGTTGATGGCAGAGCCAGAAAAGCCCAAACGTGGCAGACCGGCAAAGGACGCAAATGGACAACAGCAAACTATTAGCGGCGATTGAGCAGCACGAAGCCCGGGCAGAAACCTACGGCAACTTGCAAGAGGAGCGCACCGAGGCGCTAGATTACTATTTCGGCAAGCCTATGGGCAACGAAGTAGAAGGCCGTTCGCAGGTTGTTTACCGCACCGTCTGGGATACCGTCGAGTGGATCAAGCCCCAACTGTCTGACATTTTCACCAGCGGCAACGAGATCGTACAGTTCAAGCCTCGCTCGCCCGATGATGTGAAAGCGGCGGAGCAAGAATCGGACTATGTAAGCCACGTCATTCAAGAGCTCAACCCGTGGTTTGAGGTGTTTTACACATGGATGCACGATGCGCTGATCCAAAAGAACGGCTACGTCAAAGCGTATTGGGATGACGACTTCGACATCACAACCGAAAAGTACAAAGCACTGACGCCTGATGAGTTTATGCGCCTGTCTCAGGACCAGGACATTGAAATCATTGAGCAGACCGAGGATGTTTTGATCGACATGGCGACCGGTCAACCCGTTGTCACCATCTCAGCCAAGGTGCAGCGCAAGAAACCGCGCAACACGGTGCGCATCGTCAACTTGGCGCCTGAGAATGTGCGGGTTGACCAGAATGCCCGCAGCGTGAGCCTGCAAGACCCTTCCGTGTCGTTCGTGCAACACATGGAGTTCAAGACCATCAGCCAGCTTCGGACCGAGGGCTTTGACGTTGACGACACATTGAACGATTCCGGCGACGGCGTTGGCGACTGGGAAGAGCAGTTGCGCGACGATTACACGCCGTTCCGCGACCGCGACACAGATAGCGCAGACCCGACGATGCGCCGGGTGAAGGTGCGCGAAACGTGGATTCGCTTTGATGCCGATGGCGACGGTATCGCAGAGCTTCGCCACGTCATTGTGGTGGGTGTGACCATCCTTCTGGACGAAGAATGCGAGTGCATCCCCGTGGTGTCGCTGTGCCCCACGCCTTTGGCACACCGGCACTATGGCCTAAGCGTTGCCGATGCGGTGATGGATTTGCAGAAGATCCAAACCGCATTGCTTCGCGGCTCACTGGACAATCAATACCTGGCGAACAATGGCCGCTATGGTGTTGACGAAAACAACGTCAACTTGGACGATATGCTGGATTCACGTCCTGGCGGTATTGTCCGCGTGAACGGTCAACCAGGGCAAAACATCTTCCCGCTCACGCACCCGACGCAGGGTGCGAACATGATTCCGATGATGGAATACATGGAGCGCATCGGGCAAAAGCGCACCGGCGTCAATGAGCAGATGCAAGGGCTTGACCCCAACGCGCTTAACAAGACCGCCACTGGCGCTCAGATCATGATGACCGCCGCACAGCAGCGCATCAAGTTCATCGCCCGCATCTTTGGTGAGACTGGCGTTAAGTCGCTGTTTTTGCTGGTGCACAAACTGACCCTGACGCACTCCCGCCAAGCCGAGATCATGGAACTTCGCGGCGAGTGGGTGCAGGTTAACCCTCGTCAATGGGTGGATCGCAAAGACCTGAGCATTGAAACCAGCTACGGCATGGGCGACCGCGCTCAGAACATGGCAACGCTCATGCAAACGCTGGGCTTGCAAAAAGAGGCGCTGGCTATCAATGCAACCACGCCGCAAAACATCTACAACACGCTGATGAAGCTATCCCGCGCCGCTGGGTTCA